GGGCATATTGATTGCTATCAAGATATTAGGAAAGTTTAATAATTTGTTACAGATTAACTATATTAGATTTATTCTCTGTAAAAATTAAGATTACACCAAAAGGAATCTTTCCAAAAATTTATCAATTTTATATTTTTTTCAGCTATTAATTTTCGCCAAAGACGAAAATTCTCAAAAAAATTATACCATCCAAAAGGAACATCTTCTTTAAGGGTAGTCCAAATAATAGGTAAATAGCTGTTGATAGTCATGGCAGCAATCAAAAGGTAATAGTTTATTTGTTTAGTCTTTTTTATGTCTTAATAGTCTTAACTTTATTTAAATCCTACCACTTATTTTACATTTAATTTTTCAAAAGTTAATCCTAAACAAAATGCAAACCAAAGCCAAATATACCAAAACCTGAGAAACAACTCCGACCATGTTAGCTGTAAGTTGTTAAGTCTTATGACAGTAAATACACAGGTAAAAATAATTAAATTTACAGCCACTAATAAATAAGGTTTTTTCTGTTTTTTAGACTTCATTTTAGTTTAATCTTTTTAGGTGTTCTATATTACTTTACTACAATTAAAGTTATTTGTCTATAGTTTTGATAAGAAAATAAATTAAATTTATCTTTTCTGCCGTCAGTGTTTTAAGTATCATCAAGATTTCTATTAATTTATCCTTAAGTTCTTTTTTAGTGGGTTCTGTGTTAGTTGGTTCATAGATGAAAGTTTTGGCACTCCCATCTTGTTCTATTTTAGTCAAAGTGTATTTTTCCATGATCATAGTGCCTTCTTTTATGTGTAGGTTTATCTTAATATATCTAGCCCTCGATTTCTGATTCTTTGAGCAAGGTCTTTATTAAATATTTTTGATTTTTTAATCACAGTAATCTGATTGCTTGGCCAGTATTCTAGCAGAAAATCAACGAGTTCTATTGAAGTTGTGTGTATTCTAGCTTCTTTGCTGTATCCTTTTAGTAATTGGTAAAAAAGAAATAGTCCACTAAGCAGGTCTTTTTCAATTACCCAAAATACTAATTTAATTAATGTATTGCTAAGTCGCCAGTGTTTTAGAAGTTGGCATAGTTTTGTTTCCTCTAATTGCCAGTAACTGAAAAAATCCAAAACATTAGAGATTACTGGGTAGTCGCTTCTACTTACGAAGTCAGATACTAGAGCATCGATTGCTTCTAGAGATTGACACATCCCGATAGATGCAATCGATAATCCCTCTAATTTATATCCTGAGATAATTTGTAGCATGGTTTTGGAGTTTTGTTTTGTTTTGTTTTCTTGCCTTAGTTTGCCTTGCCTTGTCTTGTATTTGTTTCCTTGCAATCTACTTAACAAGTCAAGCCGATTGTTACCACGCGGCCTTAGCTAACCAAAATATAAGCCACGGAATACTTGCAATCTACTTAACAAGTCAAGCCGATTGTTACCCCTCAAGGCTCTAATCGAAGGGGATGATCAGGACTATGCTTGCAATCTACTTAACAAGTCAAGCCGATTGTTACCTAGCAAGGAAAAAGCCCTAGAATTGCTTGACTTGCAATCTACTTAACAAGTCAAGCCGATTGTTACTAAATCCCCATCGTTTTCTAGCACCAATTCGCGCATACTTGCAATCTACTTAACAAGTCAAGCCGATTGTTACAATAACTGATAACCGATAATAGGAACTAATCGCTACTTGCAATCTACTTAACAAGTCAAGCCGATTGTTACCCCCCGTCGTTTTCTATGGTGATATTGAGGTATAAATCATCCTTGCAATCTACTTAACAAGTCAAGCCGATTGTTACCTAAAGATTGAGGTCACAATTAAAGCTAAAAGCAACTTGCAATCTACTTAACAAGTCAAGCCGATTGTTACTCAGTCTCCCAGAGTGTAAGCTGCGTATAGCCTGCGTTGACTGTTTGCGCGGGTTGCGAGTGGATCGACCTTTTCCTTGTTTTTTTCTTGGGTGTCACTGGCTCGGAGGTCAAAACCAGTAAGGTTTCGAGGGTTTCTTCGCCGAGTAACAATCGGCTGGACTTGTCAAGTAATTCCTCCTGCGCTGATTCCTTATCGAAATCCTTCAGAGGCTTAACTTCCCCGGTACAAGCCGGGTAGCTTCTTACGAAGTCTGCTTTCCCTAAGATGTTGATTGCGGCGGCCACATCTCTGGGTAAAGTACATCCACACTCTAAACATTTATGGGTGCGGGTTGATAAACTTTTTTTAACACGATTGCCACAACGAGGACAATCTTGACTGGTGTAAGCTGGTTGAACTTTGATAAACTCTCGGTTAGGAGTTTTCATTTTCGTTTCAAGAAAACCAGTTAATTGTCCTAAACTAGCATCAGCAAAGGATTTATTTAATCCCCCTTTGGCTTTCGCGTTATTGCGTTCGTAGCCTTTACCGTCTTCTCTTTTTTTCGGTTTAGGTCGTCGCATTAAATTCTTTAAGTTGAGGTCTTCTACGGCTACAGCGCCATGATTTCTAGCAATATCGGTACTTAGGGCATGATTAAATCCTTTGCGTTGTCTTGCTATTTTTTCGTGAGTTTTAGCAACTTTAGCACGAGTTTTAGCGAGATTTTTGCCGTCTTTATTTTCCCCTGCTTTATACTGTCTAGCGGTTTTTCTTTGCAGTTTTGCTAGTCTTTTTTGCTGTTTTCTATAGTATTTGGGCGGGTCAATTTGTTGGCCGTCGCTGGTACTAATTATATATTCTAGTCCTACGTCAATACCGATCGCTTTATCGGAATCAGGTAGATCATCTACTTCAAATTCACCAAATAGACTTAGATAATATCCCGATGGGTATTTGATAATTGATACGGTAGAGGCTTTTCTGTCACCCCACCGAATGTCTAAGGTATTGTTGATAATCTTTAAATCGCCTAATGTTTTACTACAGCTACCTATAGATATTTTATCCCCTTTTCTAACAGCGCAATTGCTGATCTCAGAATAAAGAGATTTAATTTTATCTTCTTTTCTTTTAAATCTAGGAAGTTTTCTGTCTAAATTCTTTTTATCGAGTTTGGTGTAAGCTTTCCAGGAATCAGCAAGCTTTTTTAAAACCCCTTGGACAAAAGCCATAGGGATGTCCTTGCATAGTTCTGGACATTTTTCTTTTGTAATACAGCCACATAACCCAAAATAATTATCAGATTTTAACCGCCGTTGAATAGGAATATGAACAGAATAAGAGTGACCTGCTTTTTGTCTTTTTTCTCTAGCTATCTGTATTTTAACTTTTTGCTTGCCAGTTAAATATTTGGGGGTGTAAAGGGGATTAGGAAGGGATTTACCTTTTTCGTTTTTCAGGGAGTCAATAAATTGAGGTTTTTTAGCTAAACGACGTTTAACCCGTTTAACTGGTTTTCCTGTTATTTTCTCAAGCTCGTCGTAATACTTATTAAGCTGATATTCCATCAGTAGCTCTAGCCCAAAATTCCAGACAGCTTTAAGCTCGTCCATCCAGCGATCAATATAGGCTCGCTGAGTGGCATTAAGGTTAAGTTTTATGTCCGCAATAGTTTTCTTGACTAGCATGGCTTTTATAGATCGACCTTCCTTTATTCTTATTTAAATCTACCACAACCCTACTAGAAATGTCAAGTAAAAAGTCTAAAGATTTTTTGGGATACCAGTTCCCACATCAGAACCTATAGCCCAACCCTTATAAAAGTTAAAGGCAGTAGTATCAATATGAAAAGGAAAACCTAAAGCTTCCCAGCAGTATAATAGTCTTGGCGCGTCAAGGGTCTGAACCGTATAATTTAATCCTGTTTCAGTAATGATAAATTTTCCAAAAATCTCTGGGGCAACTAAAACAGAACAATAGCTAGTGTCGTCAAATTTACCAGACTTTTTGGCTAATTCAGAAGTAATTGCGATCAAAATTTCTTTTGTAAGTAATCTTTCTTGCGATATATTGCAACTATCTAAGTTAGTCCAAGCGGTAAATTTAACATAATTAGATCGGGAATTAAACATAACTTATAGTAGAAAAAGGTGCTAAACTATATTTGACTTACTTAAATCTACCATAAGCCTACTAGAAATGTCAGATAAAAATTATTATCCTCTTAACGTCCGTACATCAGAATCAGAAGAGAAAAAGCTAAAAAACTACTGTAAAACCCGGAAGCGGTCAATAACCGATGTAGTCCGGGAATTGATTAGAAGTTTACCCGATGACTGATACTCAAGAGTGTTGTCAGAATAGCTAACATTAAAAGTGCCGGTCTGTGAACTGGCACTTTTAACTTTATTCCCCAATTAACAGTTGACGGTTTCTAGCCTTAGAAAAAAGCTGCTTAACTTCCTTGAGGTTTTCGGTGGGGACATAGGATGCTTGATTAACTCGCAACCCTTGACACACTAAATGAGAATGACCGTTTTTCTCCAACCAACGCTCTAACTCTCTTCCAGACTTGAATCCTAGTTCTTTCCCTAACTCAGCAGTAGAACGACCCTCAAAACTCACGTTTCGTCCGTTTTTACAGATAATTGTCTCGGTGACTTTTTCAACCTTCTCGATCACAATATCTGGACGGCCATCTAACAAGGCTAAAACCTCAGCACCATGTATTAATCGAATTGCGTCACGCCGATCCATATAATAGGTTTTGGCTTTTGTCAGTTCTAACTCAAGTTCTAATTCTCGAATACGTCCACTTTGAGCGGGGATTACTTCTTTGATAAGTTGCTTTGCTTGACTAAATGCCTTGACTAAGTTGCGCTTACAAGCAATGACCTGCGAAGTATTTCGAGACAGTGTCATCAAAAAAGTTGCTTGCTCTTCATTCAGGTAGCAGTAACGCTCAGGACGACCGCCGCTAGAGCCTTCTAGGGGTTTCGACATTTGAAATGCGACAACTCCAAACTCTTGAATCTCGTCAATGTATTTTTCTATGGTTTGACGCAAGGCGCGGTGTTCAATCCCCAACTCATCAGCAATCAAACGAGAATCAACGACAAGACAATCATTCTGTGATACTATTTCAATAGCCATATTGGCCTCCTGTTCAGGTAATGTGGTTAGTCCCCCGTTAGTACCGGGGGCAATTACTACAATTGTACCATTTCAAATAGTTGCCTGACGATTCTAGTAAGAAGAAAGAAATAGTTAAAGAGAGAGGATTAAAATAATCCTCTCTCTTTTTTAGTGTCCTATGCTGGCAGTCATTGTTAGTTTGTAGTTAGATTGTAGATATTGTTATTAACAATAGAACTATTGATATATATAGCTTCTAGACTTTGTTAATACTGTTAACGCTATCCCCCGATATTATTTTTTTACGCTCTTATTGCTGAGACTGTCTTTCCTTTTTACCCTATTTTCTTTTTTCCTCTATACAGTATTAACAGCATCAACAAAGTCTAAAACCTAGTCAAGGTAAGGGTTTCGATTGTTAATAAGGTTATTAACAATCGAATTACAATCTAACTTCCCACAGCATTACCTCTCAGTTACGCAGAAAAAACTCTGGACATCTTTTTTTGGCGTTGACAAGGATTGCTTCTGTTTGACCTCTCACAATTTCATCGCGCAAAATATACAGTATTTCTGATCCTGATCCTGTCCCCGTCCCTACTCTTGCTGTTGCGTACGGAAAAACGGCAGAACTGATCGCCGATGTGGTTTCTCCCAGTGTCAGTCCAGACTTGAGATACTGACAAGTTCTTTTCTCAAGTATCTCTTGAGTTTGAGTATCGAGAGACAGTGCCACGGTAGGCATCATTCCTAAAAACAATAAGCTTAAAGCAATCTTTCTCATCGGGGTTATCGTAATTTTCTATGATTTTACCACTCCTGAAGCAGGTACTCGATAAACCAGTACAGGCGGGTATTCATGAATATAGGTCTTCATCACGCCATTTATTGAGTCAGCGTGAATGTACTCACTATCTCCCAGATAAATCCCCACATGACCATTT